ATGAAGGATCCGAAGAAGGGCGACGAGGTCACCTGGAAATCGCACGGCGGCGAAGCGCACGGCACGGTCGAGAAGAAGCAGACCACCGATACGAAGATCAAGGGCCACACCGTCAAGGCGTCCGAGGAGGAGCCGCAGTTCATCGTAAGGAGTGACAAGGGCGGCAAGGCAGCGCACAAGGCGGACGCGCTCACCAAGGCGTGACCACGCGCGCAGTGCCCAACGCACGCGCGCAACAGGAAGGAATGCTTATGGCTACAGCTCCCAAGACCGGCGGCATCCACGCCCCCGTCCAGCCCTCTCCCGAACTCGGCGAGATCGTCGGCAACGACAAGCTCCCGCGCAGCGAAGTGATCAGCAAGGTTTGGGTCTACATCAAGGCCCACAACCTGCAGAACCCCGAGAACAAGCGCGAGATTCTGGCTGACGAGAAGCTGAAGAAGGTCTTCGGGCGTGACAAGTGCACGATGTTCGAGATGAACAAGTACATCTCGCAGCACGTCAAGGCCTAACCGCCAGCACTGCACGGCAAGCGGCGACGGGGCATCGTAAGCGATACCCGTCGCCCCTTGATCGAACCTTGTTGAGGGTTCGTAATATCGAGATTATCGTCGTGGCTCGAACGTTACCGCGCACGACCGGACGCTAGCCCCGCGCTTGATCGTCCCACCCGACCGGCGTATTGCGCCCGCCAATGCCCCCGTAGCTCAGCCGGATAGAGCGACGGTTTCCTAATCATTCGACGGATCGACACAAAACGCCGGTTTCTACCGGTTTTTTGCGTCCGCTATAATCGTTTATCGTCTGGGGTATACGCTGGGGGAACAGGCGTTTTGGGCGCGTTCCCAGAGATGTTCCCCGCAGCGTCTGGGGGAACATATTTTCGACGATGTAGATGGCTGTGGTGACCCCAAGTGGATTTGAACCACTGGCCCCCAGATTAGGAATCTGGTGCTCTATCCGGCTGAGCTATGGGGCCACGCACCCCGCTTCCATAATGACCCGGCTGCGTTCGGTCCAGATCATCTGCGCACGGTAGGGACTGGCGACACGATGACCTTCCCCCGCTTGAAGCAGCGCTTACACCGGAGCCGGGATCGGGCAGTGGCGATGGGGATCGGTGACCCTCCGAACAACTTTAAGATATTTGCGAATGGGACATTGATGGCGCGCCCGCATTCGCAGACGATTCGCATGTCGGCGCGATGCCGCATGAAATCCGTCGTGGTTTCGAAATGCGCGCTGCCCATCGCTCCCATGTAGAACATTTAGGGAACAATGGGCAACGGTTAGTGCGTTCGGGTTAATCGACCAGTGCTGCGTCGATCCGGACTTTCGCCAGATCGAAAATGACCCGCCCCTTGTCGTCGATGCCGTTTTCGGCACCCATGAAGGCACGCTGGCAGTTGATCGCAGCGATTGCCGCCGAACCGGAACCCATCGTGGGATCGACGACCAATTCACCGGGATTGGAGTAGGTGCGGATCAAATATTCGAGCAGCGCGACCGGCTTCTGAAAACGATGGATATTGCCCGCGTCCTTCCCGAATTCCAGCACCGTCCGGGGATAGTTGCTGGCGCTCATGTAAGTGGAACCCGCCCAACCCTCGCGCGGTTTCGAGTTCAGGTGCGACATCGGATGCTTTCGCCCGGTCGCCAGCTTCGGGACGGTGTTCTGCGGATTGAACGTCATCTGACGCTTCGAGTGGCGAACGATCGTCCCCTTGCTGAAAATCAGGATGTCTTCATGCGCCTGCATGTGTCGCAGCAACTGCTGTCCCGTCGCCTTCGGCTTGTGCCAGACAAGACGGTCCTTCAAGAAATCCCCACCAGCCTGCGTCAGCGCAGACGTGAACGACCCACTGGCGAAGGCGACGATTGCGCCACGATCGCTGACGACCCGCAGCATTTCGTCCATCCACTCCTGAACGTCGATGACTGGATCAAAACCATGTCCCGTCAGACCGTAGGGGAGGTCCGTCAGCAGCGCATCGACGCTCCCGTTGGGAAGCTTGCGCAACATCGCCAGACCGTCCCCGTTGACCAACACCGGACGCGCCGGGTCATTCGCCGCCTTCGGCTTCGGGATCGCCTTGGTATCGTTCGCAGCCTTCCGCACGACGCGCGGTTTCTCGCTGCGCTTGGCCTGCGCCGCCACCTTCGATTTACGGTCAGGAGCCGTCACAGGAGCCTTGAGACGGTAGGAGAAGTCGTCAGCCTCAACATTGGTGGTCGGATCGTCTGCAAGGCGCTGGTAGCGGGCGTAGATGCTACCCTTCGAGACGCCGGAGTGAAGCAGTTTGACGTGAAGCTGACGCGCCGTCTGAAAGTGGGTGGTCAGAACGTCGAGGAACATGGCGTCGGGATAGCGGCCACCCTTCCCCGCCTTGCTCACCTTGACCGGCTTAGCGATCGGTTCAGCATCGTTGGCTGCGGTCACGACACTCTTAGCGTAGACGTTGGAGTGACGATCAATTTGTCTTTGGAGTTCTTCGGCGCGGGCGTTCGCATTGCGAACGTTATGGGAAAAGCTTTCGCCGATCTTATTCAGGAGGTTGACGAATTCGTTGATCTGCTGTTCTGCGTTGACCGTCTTCATAATCGTAGTCTTTCGTTCAGGTTCCCATAGGATTCCTTGGTTTGCTTGTGTCAGTTTGCTGCGTTGCTTGCTGACGATTAGGTCTTTACCGCAGTTCGCGGCGGTTGTCAGACTGGTGGGATCAAGAGTAGTGGGCAACGTATCAAGCGTAGTGGGGACAACAGCGTGAACGATGAACGGTATGCAGGGAGAGTGCGCGGCATCATCTCAAAAAAGTCTGCCGCATTGGACTACGCGGAATCGATGATTCAACATTTCGAGGAAGAACGCGCTGCGCCCGGTGGCGGACTGAACAAGAGCGCATATGTCGCGTCGTTCGACGGCAAAGAACTACCGACACCAAATGGCAAGACCCGGTGGCACATAACTACGGTCACCAACCTCATGGCGATCGATCAGCAACTAACTGAGAAGCGCGCCGCTGAAATTGAGAGTTTCAATTACAACGAACGCTGGTTCAAGGGGCGGAGCTACAAGGCTGTCCGCGTCCTGACTGACCAAGACTGGATCAATCTTCGTCAGGAGTATTTGGGCGGGTTGGACGCGCTGGTTGAACGGGCGAAGGTGATTGCCGCACGGATACGTGGCGACGATCCTACTTCGAAGACGGAGGGATAGACCCTTTCCAGATCGCGTATAAAACCTTGTTCATTTGATCGAAGAGATTGGGGTAGACGATCTCTTTCTCGGTCGAAAGAATACGGCGCAGCAAGATATCGCGGATAGGCTGCTTTTCAGGCCATGTCAGCGCGAACTATGCGCGACTGTTGCCACGAAACCCTCGCCATATCCATTGCAGCGTCAGGAAGATTACATAAGCGATTAGCGGAAAGATAAATGCTGCGATCAGGTGACCATAAGTGTCATCGAGCGTAGGAGGTGCGAAACCGTCAGGACCACCGGAATTGCGCAAGGCGTAGCGATAATCTTTCAACTCGAAGAACACGACCATGAACCAATAGGCGAACCACAAGACCGCCACGACGATCAGAATCCGTCGTAATCCGAGCGTTAGACCCGGAGCCGTGCCGGTCGGGTCGGTCGTGTTCAACTCCCGCGCCACCGCTGACAAATCGTAAGTGCCGTCGATCCTGACTTCGCTGTTGTCGCGGTCAATCGATCGGTCTTCGATCAGACCAGCGCCACCGGGAGCGTCAGCGCCGATCGCGTGGACTTCGAGGAAATCTTGCAGAAGCTGCGGCGTGATCGTGGTTCGGGTCATGCGTCTACTTCTTGCGTCGTGCGGTCGTTCGCGTTCCAACGAACGCCTTGAACATCTGATATGCGCTGATGTTCAAAACTTCGTCCTCCTTTGCCGCCTTCCCACAAGCGTAGCTCAAAGCCAGATAAGCTGACGTTGAAGGTGCAGGAAACTCCCACGAGCTATTTCCTGTCACGTCATCTATGAATTTCTGATCGTCGCCAAACATCTTACCTGACAGCATCTGCGAGCGCTCCGCTTTGCAGTCAAATTGGTAGAGCGTCTGCGCGAATATCGGTTTGAGATATGCAGAATCCATAACGACCGTAGTCAACCACGCACGACGATATCCTGCTACATCTCGGATCGTGTCGAGATCGATGGCGACCATACTGTCCTGCGCTTCTGCGGCCACTATAACGAACCGTTCTGAGTTCGCTGGTGCCGCTGTCAGCATGGTTGCCGCGATCACCGCAACGGCAGTCAAAATCTTCATCGCGTCCCCCTTGTCGGAGAACAGGTTAGCTCGCTTACCCCTTCGGACCAACCATCCTGACTACACGAATCGATTCCGCCAGCGTGGCGAAGCTATCCTTCATCGTCTCCGCCAGCTTTTCCTGACCGTGCTCGACGCGCTCCAATGACTTGTCGATGGCGGCGATGCTCGACTCCACCTTCACAATACGCTCGATGTCTGACTGACGCGCGCGTTCCAGAGCATCGAGACGCGACGCGTGGTTGTTGACCTTGTGGCCGATGGTCTGCGCAATCCGGGAGTCGAGATCGCTGATCTTGCCGGTGGTCGTCACCGCAGCCGCCGTGATCGAATTATCGAGATGGGTGATAGCGGCGGCACGGTCCTGCGCTTCCTCGTTCACCCGTCCTGACACGTAAGCCCCGCACCAGCGCACGACAGCGAGCGGCATACCGACAGCGGTTCCGATGGCGGCGATTGCCCCGCACATCTCTAAAACACCGATGTCCATTACGCGTCGATGTTCGGCGTTCGCGACGACCACATAGAGAGAAGCGCGGGGATGACGATCAGCAGCACGCCGTCAACGAACGCGGAGTCGAGTTCATGCCCTGCGTAGAAGGCGAAACCGGAAGCGATGACGCCGCTAACGGCGCGACGATGCGCTTCATCGCCAGACCATTGCAAAGCTGCTTTGGCCTTTTCTTTAAGTAAATTCAGATATTTCATAGAAGTATTTATATGAATGGTCGGCGCGACGGACACGCCGACCAATCTTAAATGCACGTATAGCTACGCGCCACCCAACTGCGAAAAGGCATCGGTTTCCCAATTTCCGTCAACTTTTCTGAAAATCGCGTCGTCAACCTTGATCAACATGGGGATTTCGCCCTTATTCCAAGTTATCTTGTAGGCGATGAAGCAGCTATATTCTTCTTTCCCGCCCTCCTCGCACCGCAGATCGGTGACATCGATATCCGCATTCCAGCGAGATTTGAAAATGTCACGCGCATCCGATTTACTCGGTCCACCGAACCCACAAGACGCCAAGCAAAACACAAACGGCAAGACCAACAGCTTCCGCATTTATACCCCCAGATTTATAATCGAACGGAGTCTATTCACGTATTCAGTCGCGTCGCAATCCTCTTTGCGTCAGTCGAACTGATCGAACGGGTTGGGTTCGCCGTTGGCCTGCGGTGACGGTGACGCGGGGTTGATCGTCACCGCATGTGCGGGAGCCTCCCCGGTCACCGCACCACGGAAATCGGCGATATCCTGTTCGGCTGCTGGATAGCGTCGCGCGACTTCACCGAGGCGACGTGACAGCACTTCGAGTGAACGACTTTCACCACCACGCACGAGCGCCCTTGCGAAACCCGGCATCGCGAGCAATCGACCGGCCACCCCTGTTCCCACGAGCCCGAGCCATACGGTGGGGTTCCAGACACCGCCTGCGAGGGCGGCAGTCTCTGCCGTGATGGCGCGGGTCTCGTTCCAATTCTGGTTGGTGATGCCGGATCGCGACGGATTGCCAAGCTGACCCACCCGACGCTGCGAACCCGCGAGCGTGGCAAGATCGTTGAGGTCTCGAACCGTCGATGGTGCGAACATCGCGTTGCGCGCTTCGTCTGACATCTTGGACCAGCGAGTGGCGAAGGACTCCAAAGAGAATTCACCCGGACGCGTGGCACGCGATGCCACCTGTTCACCAAACGCATTGATCAGACCGCCACGGATCGCGCCAGCCTGCGCGGGATCGATAAGGTTCAGTGCGCGACCAAGGTGGTCGTAATCGCCCTTTGCCATCGTCGAGAGATTCTTCGCGACGGCATCTGCGGACAAGTCTGCATTCTTACCCAAGACGCGGTTGATGACATTGATTCCATCAATACGCTGCGCCCACTGACGATCGGCCTGACGGTAGAGACGCGCCGCGTCAGGGTTTCCAGATACGCGCAACCCGCGAAAGATATCGTCAGAGAGCGCAGGCCAAAGCCGTTTTGCCGCTTCCTGCAACTGCCGCTGCCCCGACTCAACACGATCACCGAAACTGGTTCGGAGGCGACGAAGACCGTCGATTGACCAAGCTGCGGATGTCGATCCACCGTTCGGACCAGCCGCCAGATCATTGCGCAAGGCGCGGAGAGCGTCAGCGCCGGGGACGCCACCGGGGACCGCATCCCAATCCCGTAGGATATCGTCGATACGCGAAATGGTCGAAGGTGTGGGGACTTGCGCGCCATTCGCAGCGGTTTCAGCCGCTGCGTAGACCGAGCCCGCCGCCCGTTCGGTATCACCGGCATATGCTGCCAGCGATCCGGGGTTGGTGGCATCGTTCGCCCGCGCCGCTGCGGTGACGAGATCAGTGGAAGCGCCACCAGCCGCATCATCGCCGATACGGGTAGCGGTTCGTCCCGCCTGTTCCTCGAAGCCCTGAACGGCGCTGTGCAGGCCACCCAAGCGCCCGCCCGTGATCGTTGGCTGTAGAAGCGCCGTGGCCTGTGCCGACAACCCGCCATCACTGACATTGCCAGCCAAAGGTCGGATTTCATTCCCGATACCATTGCCCGCAGACAGGCGCTCACCAGCGTTCAGAATTTCACGCCCAACGGATGGTGTTGCGCGGTTCATAGCGACGCGACGCGCGACGGCATTCAACGGCGTTCCCAACACCGCGCCACCGATCGCGCCAAGCGCCGCGCCCTTCGCGCCTTCTTCGAGACGGTCAACGAAGCCTTCGGTCCCGCTGTTGAAACCATAGGCTCCACCCAAGACCGCACCCTCGCCAGCGAGCCGACCCGCCGCGCGCATACCGCCCGCCGCCAACGCGGCTTCACCGCCGCCGATGGGAAGCGTGGCGATGCCGCCAGCGATCTGACCACCAAGGTATGCGCCGGGATGGTAGTGCTGTGCATCGGTCAGGGTCTGACGGTTTTCATCGCGGACGCGACCATAGGCGTCCGACCAGTCCTCACCCGTTCCGCCACCGAATGCACCAGCGATAGAATTGGTGGTCGAGCCAATCGCCCCGCCGATTTCATCGCCCGCACCGAGCGTCACCGAGTCGAACGCACCGACCCCTGCGGCATCGACAGCGCCACGGTCTGGACCGTGGTAATCGGCAGGCTTCACCAGACCCGCGTCATTCGCGACCCCAACAGCGATCTGCGAATGATACTTGTCGCGATAGGCCAGCGCTTCGTCGAGACCGTTCACCGAAGCCTGATTTCCAGCCGCGTGTTCCTGTGCGATCCGCGCATCGATCTGCTGACGAGTTGCCCCGCTGTTCACCATTTCGGAGATGTCGCGGTTGAAGGTCTCGGATGCGATGCGCTGCGCTCCCGTCGTTTCAACCGAGTGGGGACCAACAGCAGGCTGCACAGCCTGCTCAACGCCTGCCGTGGGTTCGTCGAACTGGTCGAACGGATTAGCGCCCTGACCGGCCTGTGAGGCCGCCTGTGGAGCGTGAACGGCCTGCTGGACGGTCTGCGCCTGTGGCGGCATCTGCTGAACCGGTGGCTGACCGTCACCGAACTGATCAAAGGCGTTGGCCTCTATCGTCGGGATCGTCGGCTGAACCATCGGCTGCATCTGTCCGGGATCGATCCCCGGTTGAATGCCAGTGTTGATCGGCTGCACCAGCGGCGCGGCACCGAACGGAAGACCGTCAAACTTCGGTTTCAGGCTGTCGAAATAGTTCGCCATTACGAACCTAACACGGACGCCGACGCCCCTGCCCCATATTTGGCATCGAACTGCGCCCGAAGGTTAGGGTTCGAGCGCAACATCTGCGCCGCCCCTGCTGGAACCGCCGAAGTAGGCTTGGCCTGCTGTGTCTGCCGTCCGCCGAAGCCCCCCTGCGACTGCGCAAGCATCTCTTTTTCCATGTCCGAGGCGATCTGATAGATTTCAGAATATGCCTGTGCGCGACCGGAAGCTGAACGGGTTCGCTCGGGCATCGTCGCCGCCGCCAATCGGGCTTCATAGTCGGACTGACTGCCGATGCCGGGAACGCGGGTCACTGCTGTGATGGTGTTGCGAATGTTCGAAACCAGCGTGTCGAAACGATCCGTGTCGCCGCCCACGAGCGCACCAGAAACACGCCCGCCAATGACGCCGCCGTAGATGCCAGCCGACGATGACGGACGAGCGCCAGACAGAGCACCACCCTCTGGATCAAGCTGTTGTAGCTGGACGATCTGCGCTTTGAGGCGCTGCGACTGTGCAAGCTTCGTGCGCGCGATCCCCATGTCTTTCTCTGACAGTGGTTTGGGCTGCGATCCCGCTGGTGGCTTTGCCACGCCCTGCTGAACGATCTGTGGAGCGCGATTGATCGGCTGCTGACCAACAGCTTGCGTGGTCAGACTGCGCACCGCACGATCACCATACGCCTGCGTCTTCGGTCCCCAGATCGAGCGATCCGGCCCGCCATGGTAGAACATCGCAGCCGCGCGAGGATCGCCGCCCGTCTTGTCCAAGGCTTCCTGTGCATACGCGACACCAAGCTGACGCTGATACGCCAGACCAGCCGGTGTCTTGTCGGTCATCAACTCGGGACGCCATTTAACGCCAAGCTTCGCCGCCATACTCCGCGCGGTGCCGGGGAGCATCTGTGACGCCCCCTGCGCCGTGCCGTAGCGGGTAGCTGGACCAGACACGCCAGCACGTCCGCCGCTTTCCTGCGGTTCGATAGCGGTTCGATATAGCTGTTCAGCCGTAATCGAACCCGGCGCGAGGTTCTGTGTGGTTTGCGTATAGCCGTTCGATCCAACGCCGCCGACCTGATAGACGTTATCGGTAGTGGGCGCGTTGAAGAATTGCTGATCTTTGAAAAGCTGTTCGCCGCCACGGGTGACCAACGAACCACCGACCACGACAGGATTTTCAGCCGTGATGCGAGCGGTGTCAGCGTTCTGACGACCTGTCTGACCGTCATACACGGCCTGCTGATCGCCCGCCCGATCCTTGGCGGAATAGCCCAGACCACCCACTGCTGCGAGGTTCTGGTCAGTGGGATCGAATCCGGCGATTTGCTCGCGACCGTATCCCATTGCCTGCAACGTCGGTGTTGCAGCCGCGAGAGCGCCCGAGCGCTGTTCATACGGTAGCGCCGCGATACCGCGCACGACTTCGCCGAACGAACCCGCACCAGCCGCGCCCTGATCGTATTTGTTCTTCTGAATCGCGATGAAGTTTGCCGAGGCTTTGTCATCGCCATACGCTGCCGCCTGTGCAGCAGCGCCGTTGATGTCGTTGCCCTTCAACAGGTCAGCGACGCGGCTGCGATACTGTTGCTGCTGCTGAAACGCGACTTGCTTCTGCTGGTCAGCGAGCCGCGCCTGACGAAGGGCGACGGCCTGTGCCTGCCCCTGTCCAAAAGCTGCGCCCACGTCCGAAGGGTCGGGGCCACCGCGAAGGAGATCGGTCCAATCCGCCATCTTACTGACCCCCGAAGTAGTTTCGGTTCAGGCCCGACGATGTGAATGCAGATGGGGTTGTGCTGGTGAAAGGCCCCGGAAGCGTCGATGCGGTCGGCGGGGTCGTGCCGGAATACGACGATCCGAAAACCTGCCCCGCCGCCCCTGCAACGCCCTTCAAGACGTTGGCGATGTTCTGCCCCTGATAGACGGCATTGCTGGATGTAGCATTTGCACCGGCCTGCGTGGCGTTGTTGATCGCCGTCGTGGCTGCGTTGCCCTGACCGATTAGCGTGTTCGTGGCGTTCGCGCCCCGATCCGCAACGCTACCAAGCTGACCCGCGTAATTGTTGTAGTTCTGCTGTGCGAGACCGCTGGAAAACTGCATCGCGGACTTGAGCGCCGCACCAGAGTTGCCCTGACCCGATGCATACGCATTCGAGTTGATGGCGTTCAAACCCTGCGACTGCGAAAACTGATAGCCGGGGGTGGCTTCGAGCGTTGCCAAAGCAGAAGTGGGATCGCCACCAAGACCGAGCAAAGACTGTAGCTGCGTCTGTGCCGCTTTTCCATTGTCAACGGTAGGAGTGATCAGCCCCTTGTTGTCCTGATACCGTGCTTCGACGGCTGCGATCTGTGCCGCCTGTGCCTGTGCTTGCGCCTTTGCAGCCTTTTTGGCGCCCTTCCCGGATGCGATACCGCCAGCGACGCTGCCTGCTGCGCCAATTACTGCCGACGCTGGCATTAGATTTCACCATGATTGTTCATGGAAGTATTTATCTACCGAGCGGGTTAGCCGTGATCGCGCAACCAATCGTCGCGGTTGTTCCTGAAATACTCGACTTCACCCGCGACGTGATGCTGACCGAAACCACATGACTTCGCGCCAACCAGCCGGTTAAACATTCGCGCCCGACGATTGTGGAGTGGGGTCATTCCCCAGATCACTTCCGCCTCATGATCCACGAACATCTCCCGGATCAGTGTCTTGGCGTCCTGCATCATCGCCTTGCCACGCGATCCCGGCAAAGACATCGTGTGCATCTGAACCGTGAACGGTGCGCTCCATTCGAATATCATCGCAAGCGTTTGCGGTTCATTGTGAAGTAGCCAATACGAAGCCGGGTCTTCGGTCAGGTTTCCAAACAGCAGCCATCCGTTAGTTTCAGGATGATCCTCGGGATTCCATTCCAATGACCTGACCACATCAGGATGATTGCCAATCATGTTGTGGACGGTGGGGTCGAACGTCCTCATTCGATGTTCACATTATCGGGAAACTTCCACGACGGAATGCCGGGAGCGCGCGTGGTCCCCCCACCCCCGCCTGTGCCGGTGGATGATGGCGTTGCGTAGCCGCCCACCAAGTGACGATCCCCGCTCTGACCGGCTTCGCTTTGGTCCGTGGTGACATCGTAGGCGACAGCGCCGCCAAGATGTTCGGGGTCGAGATACGACACATAGTATTGGGTCGATTGCGCAAGACCGCTGATCGTCGCGCCGGTCACTGCGACCTGTGTGGCGTCGCCATACATCCGGGTATGGTTCGCAACCGTGATGGTTGCATGGGTGGGATCGCCGGGGTCGATCGCGGAAGTCAGCACTCCCGTTTCCACCACGTAGCTGTTTACGACGACGCCCGCTGCTGCTGCCGCCCCTGCCGCTGCCAGCGCCGCCGCCTTCGCCTCGTTTGCAGTGGTAATCGCGATCCCGGCCTGTCGCAGACTGAACGCGATGTCATCGACCAGTTTCGACAGATCGTTCACGTTAGCCTGAATCGACTTCACCGTGTCGTTGATCCAGCGATGGAAGGCCACGGTCGGACGACCATCTTTAATGTTCACGATGGCGTTGGCGAGATCGAAGTTGGAAAGTTTGAGCGGCATTGTCAGACCCTCCAACCTTCGTTCGCCACGGCTCCCGAGATGCGGATGTGCGCCGGGGAGACGGTGGAGATTTCGAACGTCCGCGATGGTGCGCGAGCCATGCCCATCCGCCACGCGTTAAGAATATCGCCCTCCCCACGCGCCATTAGCTCGCGCGGCTCTGACCAACCGCGACGTGGATCATTCCAACGAAGACGGAAGACAGCGGGGATGTTGGTCCCGACGCCGATAGCAATCGAGGAATTCGGCACTGGCGTTGACGGTAGCGCGATAGTCCCGCTGACGAGCCGTTCAAACGGTTGACCGTCATCGAGCGAGCTATCTGGATCGAGCTTGAACAGCGCGCCGGTTGCGTCGCCACATAGCGCCCCGGTGGCGGTATCGATCCCAAGCCGAGGACGCCATTCCGTTGCCCCGAGCGTCGAAAACTCACACCAGAGTTTGGTGTCAGCATAGTAGGCAAACGTCCCCTGACCGGGGATGCGCAACACGTAGAATTTGTGTCCGTAAGAGGTGAAGACCCACGCCGATGGCTCGTCTGTGCGGTTCTTCAATCGCTCCTCGATACCGAAATCCGAAATGCGGTCCGGGATACCGTCCCCCATCCGGTAAACGATAGAATCGTCACCAACCCACAACAGCGAGTTGTCATAGATGGCGAGGCTATCGCGTCCGATGATGCCCCGATCCACAAGGCGACCCGTTGCACGACTGAACGTCGCGTTGGCGTCGCCGGTAGCCTGCCAGACCTCAATCGAGTTTGCGCCGAACATGAACACGTCATCGCGCAAACGCCTAATCGCGATCAGGCCATCAGGCAGAGCTTCGGCGGTCGCGTAGTTGAGTTCCTGAACCGAGTTTTCGCCGGGGACCAACCAGTAGAAAGTGCCGCCGCTGGTCCCAAGAATGAAATAGCCGTTCAGCACATCGAGATCGATGATCGGGGGAAGGTCGCGTAGAGTCAGCGTCGCGTCATCGGCGGTTAGCGTGTCGCGCAACTGAACCTTCGTGGTGGTCTCACCATTCCAGACATGGAATTCCCCGGCCGATATGACGCCCACGCGCTCGAAGGTGGCTTCGATACGAACGGTCGCGCCATCGTCGGGCAAGTCAGCGATGGCGACGATATCGGCACCGTCGAGGCGAAACCACTTCGGACCAGCGACGACGATGGGGATGTTCGAGATGGAGTTATCAGACTGATAAAGGCCGCGAACCGGACCCTGCGTCAGCGAGGCGAAACGAGTCAGACCCGGACGCTGCAAGCGCATGAATTCATCCGGGGACGCACCGGATTTGTCTTCCTCCATATACATGTTCACCAGCCGGGTTTCAGGCTGTGCCGCTGACTGGCGTGAATATGCCGCGATACCGAGCGGGACGGCGGGCATCAGAAGTAGACCCCACGCCCGATGGTCTGGGGTTCAGACCAGTTATGCGTGATCCCCATTGTGAAGCGCGCGGCGTTGCGGATGGTGATTTCTGACGGCTGCTGACGGTATTCGTCGCAGAGTTCGAGCGCGAGATAGGACGACAAGCCGATAGCGTCACGGCGCGACAACGGCGCGGCGCTGGTCAGGTCGAGATTGTCCATATCGCACCAGACATTGGCCTGACCGTCACGGACATAGGTGGTGGTCTGGTTCGTCAGATGGTTGGCAATGACGATGATCGCGCCATCGCGGACTGGACGTTCGCGACCGCATTCAGTGATGGTCTCGGGAAGCTCGACATCGGTCACGGCGAGCGTTGAGATGATGACGCGTTCATTCTCGCCTGCGGTGTAGGCTGACGCAGGGATCGTGGACGTGATTTCGCCGAATGCGCCTTCGGTCAGTAGCCGAGCGTAGATGGATTTGAGCGTTTCGAGCGCGTCTTGCGCTTCAATATCGGTGGGGAGTTCACCACCGGCTACGACGCCGATACGGCGGAGCGCGCGTGAAATAATGTCGATGCAGTTCATGGAAGTATTTATCTGACGGTAGTCTTCACGCTCCCGGACACGAAAAAGGGAGGGGATTTCTCCCCTCCCTTCCATGTTGGAGTAAGTCGATTACGCGTCCGGGGTAGAAGCGTGGAAGATCGACACGATACCGGTCTGAACACCAGCAGCCGAGCACTTGGCCTGACCACGGATTTCGACAACGGCGACGTTGTTTTCCATGCCGTAATCCCAAGCCTGAACACGGGGTTCAGGCATCTTCGAAACACCGACAGCAAGAGCGCCAACACCACAAAGCAGAGCATGACCGACGCCAGCAGCGGCGGTCGTCAGTTCAGTCAGTTCGCGGATGATCACGCCGTTATAGATGAGATCGCCACCCTGTAGGAGCACGTTGTCTTCCAGACCACGCTCGCGCGAGTCCTTGTTTGCAGCGTAGATGATGGGATCAACCGACAGATCGCGGAAGCCTTCCGAGTCAACGAACAGCACGAACCATTCACGGCCTGCGGTTGCATCCGAGCGATACGGGGTGATCTTGAACGGTGCCGACTTCTTCGCCATCGCCTTCGCCATGTTGATGACGCCAGCGGAGAGCTTCTGCGTGGCATCGACGGTTGCGAGTGCGGTTGCGAACACGCCACTGGACGAGTTTGCGCGCTTGTTGCCGAACAGAACACGATCCGTGTTTGCGACCAGCCACGCGTTCTTCTGTGCGACGCTCGAAGTTGCGAACGGGACGTAGGTATCTTCGAGCGGATTGCCGTCAGTGTCATTGCCACCGGGGACGATCACCGACTGACCAGCGACGATGACATCGTTGCGAAGGTTTTCAGCCGACTGCGCGATCAGCGAAGAACGAGCGATATTGTAGATATCGAGTTCAGTCTTGAACGTCTCCGACTCCTGAATCTTCACACCATTACGACGCAGCGAGGCGCGAACGGCAGTGGAGTAGTTGCGGAGATTTTCTTCATTGCCCATAAGCGTTGCGCCGCCAGTGACGCCAGCGCCCTGCAACTTCGCGAAGTATGGGAAATGAATTACTGCGCCAGCCTGACCACCAAGCTGCTTATCCATACGGATAATCGCGTTAGACGCGGTGGACATGTAGGGCAGAAGTGCCGAAGTGCGAACGTATTCCAGTGCGTATTTTTCCGACCAGACCTGCTTTTCATTGGCGGAAACGAGTTTGAAGTTTGCCATTTATTCCTTTTTTACGATTTCTTGAAAATGGCATCGAAGGCGTCTTCGGGTTTGTGCGGAGCAACGGTCTCACGCGACTTTGCGTTGACGATGCTTGCGGGACCGGAAGGCTTTCGAGCCACGGTGAATTGTGCTTCCATCACCGGCTGTGCGGAGATTTCAGCGAACCCGAGCTTCGCAGCTTCGGCGCGAATGAATGCTTCGCGATTTGCTGTGAATGCCGAGAGTTCATCGGCGCGTTTCTTTTCTGCGATTACCCATTCAGCGGGATCAGCTTGTGCGAACAACTGCGCTTCAAACTGCGGATTGGCGTTAGCCTGCTGGCCTGCCCAATCTGCAACTTCATCCATCTGCTCCTTGCCGTATTTTTCGACGGCGCGGTTTCGAGAATGAGTAAGGTTTTGATATGCGACTTGCTGCGCAACCTGCGCCTGCATCTGCTGCTGCATCATCTGGTGATACCCAGCGGGGTTATCGTAAGGGTCAGGGACGTTCTGCGCCTGCTGTGCAGCCTGTAGTCTGCGATCTGCTGACGAAGACTTGCAGCTTCATCCGATGACTGTTTCGCTTTGGTCCGTTCTGAAATCAGCGCATCTACCGGAACCCACTTACTGCGGTCTTCGGTCTTGGCGGATGGTTCTACGGGGTCCGAGACTTCGGCGGGTGCCTCGTCTTCGGGTGTCGCCACTTCGGTCTCAATAACTTCGGGGGCGGTTTCTTCGATTACCGTTTCAGGTTCGTTCGAAGTATCGTGCGAAAAAAATCCGTCTAAATTGCTGTTTTCCATTTTCCTCTTTGTGTCATCTACGCGTGACATCAGTCGCGAAACGCCCGTTCGAATCTGTCGGCGGCACACTGTCCGGTTGCGGCCCGTTCAAGCCGGATGATCGTGCGGAAGATCATCGTTCGAAATCGCCCAAAGGTTGGCGGCACCGTTACGACATGCCTGCCGTGACATACTTATTTATACTCGCGCGACATTATGCCGTTCAGTTCAACGGAATGCCGCTATTGAACGGCGTTCCATATGCGGCATTCATCACGCTGCGGTCGATGATGTGATGATTTTCAAGCTCGATTTGCTGCGCTTCGACAGTGGTCTTCTGTGCGTGCGCGGCATCCTTGGCGGTTTTGGCCTGCAACGCCTGCGCTTGTAGCTGCTGCGCTGCCTCTGCAACTTGTGCCTGCTGCTGTGCCTGTGGCGCGTTTGCCTGTTCAGTCTCCGCCCGGATTTGTTTGAGACGGTCCTGCGTCTCGCGCTTGTTCGGGATCGGCATGAAGGCCAGCAAACCATCAAAGTTCGGATCAAGCGGCGAGATGCCAAGGCTGGATGCGGTTTCCATGATGGTCTCGAACACCTCCTGTTCGAGCGTGGCATTGCTCGGGACGGTCGAGATGATGATGTCCAAATCGAGTTCAGCGATGCGGTTCTTATAGCCCGTCACGCCCATCGCAACGCGGGTCATCGGCTGACCCGTCACAGGATCAATCACCGGTTCGCCCGTCGCCGAGTCCATTACCGGCTGCATGACCGGGCCAAGGATTGGTTCGTTTATCTGGGTCCATTCCATAGCGCGGGGATTGTCTGTGATACGGATCATGGTTGGCTGGTCGAGGTAGTCGCGCGCGACGAACCAAGCCTTCTCGAAGATGGTTTTCTCGAATTCTTCGAAGCGACCAAAGGCGCGAGCAAGTTCGGTGTAACCGGCCTGCTGTAGAATCTGCGCCTTGCGCCCACTCTCCGCCGCACCTGACAGACGACCCAGAACAGCCGGTGTAGGGGCCATACGGTCGAGATCGGAATGCGCTTGCTGCAAGAGCAACATCTGACCCTGTGCGAGATCAGGAGCCTGAATAGGTGCCCACCCGAAGGGGATCGTCCCGTCAGCCTTTGCGGCTTCACGGCGCGCAATGTCCTTGTTCGCGGCAGGAGCATACATGTCAGTCTGCTGCGTCTGGCGATGGTTCAGCAGATGCAGGAGCTTCGAGTTTCGGCTGTTAATCGCGTCTTGAAGGGGGACCATGTTGCGCACAGCGCCATAGCGGTCGCCGCGCAAATCCACCTCGAACGACATCGCGTTGATTGGGGAGATCGACTGACCCAAGTCGTCACGGTATTCGGATGGACCTGCATACAGTGACCCACCATCCGTGAAGACGCAGCGGTGCCACTGATCGATCACGAGGTAATAGAGATCGACGACACGAAGCTGGTCACGCTTTGGCGACGACCACCAGCGTGCCTTCGACTGGTCGTCGAAGAAATCGCCGAAATCCCCCTTCGGCGACTGCAAATCGTCATAGGTATCGGGGAACCGCGCCCTCACATCGCTGGTGTCGAGTAGTTTGGCGATCCCGAAGAATTTGGCGTCGCTGAAATCATGTTCGCGCGATAGCGGGTCATGAATGAAGTCCTCCCACCGGATACGCTCGATGGTGATGTGACGCCCATCCCACTGCGTGATCGCCGCGCACGAACCCTGAATGAGGAAGATTTCAGAGGTCTGACGGCGGGACTTCTTATACTTGGCACGGTCAGTGACATAGCGAAGCGTTTTGGTGGCGATGTCAGCGGCGGCCTGCGACTTCGGCGAACGCGGCCAACATTCGGGGTCAGCCACCCCGGCATCCATGATGCCCATAAGACCGGAGAGACCGGGAGCGATTTTGTTCACCGGCATGATCGGCTGACCGCGTTCTTCCAACTCCTTACGCATGTTGCCGCTGATCTGGTGACCGTCGAAGTAATCGCGGTCACGACGGACCTTCACCGAGTTTTCACGCGTGATGTTCAGATACTGATCGACCAACCTACGAAGTTCATCACTGCTTTTGGGCGGCTTGTAGCCGTCGTTCTCGATTTCCATGCTGGTATTTAGTTTTACCAGCAGGAGTCGGAGTCGTTCCCCACGTAGCGCTGTTCATACTCGTCCCGCACTTTGTGAACTACTGGTTCGGGTGCGAACGCGGGCATGGCGTCAGCCAGTGCGCGGGCGATTGCGCCGTCAGCGTCCACCTGATCGTCGTGCTTACCGTTTGGGAATGTGGCGTATTCTTTCAGCGCCTCGTCACCAATCGGACCTTCCGGTAGGTGGATGCGCTTCATCGATGCCATAGCCTGATACGCGACCGCCTTGCCCATTTTGTCGCCACTCCCCTTGGTGGGCAGTTCCTGAATGCGGCAGAAAGTCTGCGTTTCGACCATCGCAGAATGGACAAACCCCTTGATAGCGATCCAAGTATTGTCGTTTTCTGGATACCAGCACATCGGACTATATTTTTGGATCAAGGCCAGCGCGCCGGTTTCAGCGATAGTAGTCTTCCCTGAACTATCGCGAACGATGCCCATCGCCTCGTCCATTATACATTTCTTGCGAAAGCTATCGACGAGCCAAAGCTGTTTGGTCGTATCGACTCCCCAGATGCGGAAGACATTATAGTCACCATTCCCTGACGGGGCATGATCCGAGGTCATGTAATAGTGCAGATGTTTCGGGAGCGTGCCGGGATAATCGGCGGTTTTCAGTTTATACCGGTCTTCAAACCATTCAGCGAGGAAGAACCCATCATTGGCTGGAACGGGACGCTGCTGATACTGACCGGCAAACGCGAACGGTCCAAGGCTCGACTTGTAGCCCTTGACCACGCGATCAGTGTATCGCGCGGGAAACATGTTCTCCCCTTCCTCGCGATGATCGGTCCAACCGAAACTTGTCGGCTTCCGAACTTCGCCATCGGCGAAAAGTGGGATGCACAAATGGTCATAGCCGAGATCGGGTTTGTCGAGGATTACGCCCGAGATGTCTTCTTCGTGAAGGCGCTGCATCACGACGATGATCAAATCGGTGTCGGGGTTGTTCAGTCGAGAGGGGACGGCTTCAAGGAAGGTCTCTTTGACAGAATCGCGATATGCCGGTGACTTTGCGTCATCGACCGACAGGGGATCGTCGATGATGACGATGTTGCCACGGCTACCGGTCATGCTGGTGAACGGCATCGCCTCGCGAGCGCCACCCGAGAGGTTTTCGAATGCCGCCTTGGCGTTCTGATCGCCCTGCAATTGCGTGGGCCAATGGCGCTGATACCATTCGGACTGAATCAGGCGGCGGCTTTTCACGCTATCGCGGATCGCCAGCTTTTCTTTATGCGATGCCGAGATGATGCGCTTCGACGGATCGCGGGTCCAAACCCACGCCGGGAACATCACGTTGACGATCATTGACTTGGCAGAGCCGGGACAAATGTTGATCAGCAGACGCGGTTCTGCCGCCCCGTCCAACATGGCTTGGAGGTGGTCGGCGAGAACCTTGATGTGCCAGTTCGCGCGGAATGGCGCGGTGTCGATCTGCGGCCATGCGAACTGGATAAAATCTACGAAGTTGCGCTGACAAAGCTCGCGTTCGTATTCCTGCGCTTCCCGGCGCGAAATCTGCGCCACGATCAGCGGCGTCCGCGTGGGTCTCGGCTTGCAAGTTCGGCGACCGTGCGCAGAACGGAATCGTCGAGTTCACTCAAATCGATACGGTCATTGCCATCCTCGCCCGATTTGATGATGGTGGTCGATGACGGGTTGCCGAGCGCTCGGGAGTTGAATTCCTTGATCGCAGCAATTTTGGCAGTCGGCGCGACCTTCTTGTCCTTGATCAGTCGAATGAGTTCTTCGAAAACCTCAACGGCTCGCGAGCGATACATCTGCTCGACGGACATCTTTTCAATAAGCGCGAGTTCACGGACGGGACCAATGGCCCCGCCCGGATTACCTACACCGCCTTTGACAAACTTCTTCGTCTTATCGTCGCGCAAGGTGACGACATTGTTCTTATCTTCTTCCATGAAGATATTTATCCGAACGGGATAATGTCCCGGAACGGTTGCTGCTTACGCAATCAGGTTCATGTGATGTGCGAAGCGAAGTTGCGCCCACTGTCCATGCGCTGTGCCCAAACGCGGCGGATGAATACCGTCGCTGACGCTGACAGGCTCGACGCCATAAGCGTTTGCGCCTGATAGTGCGGCGAAGGCGTAGCCGATTTCCGGGTCCACAACTTCCCACAGCGGGAGAACATAGAAGCGTTCCGCTTCGCGGTTACCGTATGTCGTCAGGATTGCCTTGGTGAATGTCAGTAAGCCGGTCTGCGATCCTTCGGCTTGATGGCCGAAGCAACCGAAGCTGATATTGATCGACGGTGACACGGCTCGGATGGATCGCACCATGATATCCAGCGACGCCATGGAGTCCGCTACGCTGAACCCACGCAGATAGTCATTCATGAACAGGTTGATATCAACGCTGGTCGGGACGGCCACGTTGAACCGGGTCAGGTAGCTTTGGAAGTCGAAGATATAGCCGTTCTTCACGCTCGCGGTGGGATCGCTTCCCGTAGCGGGACGAATGAACGGGTTAGAGCCCCAACGCGGCCCGTAGTCGTCGTTCGGACCACCGTATGGAGTAGCGAGTGCCAGATAGCTTGAAGGGCTGCTGACGGGGCTGATACCGCCGCTACCGTCCGAGTTCACCGCAGTCTGTGCGTTCGTGTAGGTCAGAGCCGCCCACGATGCGCGGGTCTCTCCCCAACTTCCGCCAGTATCCTTGAAGGTGCCAAGCATCGTGACCGGAACACCGGCTGCGATCAGCTTGGCTTCGAGGATCGAGGTCTGACCCTGCTGCGACAGGCTGTCGCCGATGGTCAGCAGCTTGTAGGTGGGATTGCCGGTCTTCGTCGCCGGGGAAGAACGGAAGTTGACCGGACGACGGAACGTGCCGGTGGCGTTCTGTGCAATGATGTAGCCGGAGCCCGACAAGCGCGCACCATCGACTGCAAGCTGCTTGCCGTCATCCCACCGAACCGCTTCGAGGCGTGAACCACGTCCGATGACTGCAAACTTGTATGCTGTGCTGGTGCCGCGTTCGGTCAGACGGCTGCGATACAGCGGCATAGGCTGACCCTGAATGACAGGAAGGCTCGACGGGAACAGCATCAGCGGTTCCGGCTGCGGGTCCGCTGTGCCGACGACCGCTTCGATATTGGTCAGGCGAGTGTTGAACTCTGCGCCGCGTGCATAATCGAATTCGGTGTAGTCGAGATCAACGATAGGCCTGTTCGAAGTCGCGAACGCAAAGCCCGACACCCACATTTCGGCCGGGAAGGCATGTGGGTAAACAATGACCCAATCGAGCGGGGACGATAGCGTCGTAAGCTGTGCGGTGATCTTGTATCGACGGATGTTGTCGCTGATCACTTCGAAGGTGCGGGTCGCGCCTGCGGTCACGGACACATTGTTCTGCGTCGCGTTATCGGTCGGGATACAGGAGATTGTCAGGAATTCACCTGCTGCTTCAATCGAAGACCATGCCGTGGCGGTGTTCTTGCGCAAGATCACGCTACCCATCACAAAATCGCCATTGGCTGCGTAAACATCAGACGGGAGATCGATGCGGAAGTAGCTTCCATCGTTGGTGACGAGGTGGTGTTCATACTCGACGCCAAGGGACAGCAGTGTGGCGTTGGTAGCGGGCGTGATGCTTCCGCTTGCCGGAGGGACAAGCCACGAACCGTTATACTTCGGCGCGCCGTTCGGGAGATCGCCGCCAGCCGGGATCGGTTCCGCGATGTTGCCGGTAGCTGTTTCGACTGCATCCAAGCGGACATCGAGTGCGCCGGTCTGCGTGGGATCGTAGTCAGTGTAGTCGATGTCGCTGGCCTTGGACGGCGCAGTCGCGATGGCAAAGCCGGAGACCTGAATCTCTGTCGCAGTGGTGTTCTGAACATAGATGAAGCTAAAATTCAGTGGACCAGCGACGGTGGTCAACTGACCACCGAGAACATAACGGCGCGAGTTTGCCGAGATATCTTCGACCTTAACTACTGCGGCGGCGTCCGACTGTGCGAAGCCCTGCTGTACGCCGCCATTCTGGGGGACATTTCCGATAGTGAGGTATTCGGTAGCGCCACTTTTGACAGGGTATGCAGCGCCGTTCGCCTTGGTGACGATGACCGAGCCGTAGACATACTGACCGATATCGACTGCATGCTGGTGGTTGACCTGAAACGCGACACCCGAGCCCGGAGCAACCTTCACCACATACTTGACGCCCTTGCGGGTCACGTCGGGATTGGTCGCGGCGATCGTCGCGCCGGTAGCAGGGGGAATAAGCCACGCGCCGCTTCCGATCGGTGTGCCGTTCGGGAGATCGCCGCCTGCGGTCACAGCCTTGATCGACTGTGCCGAATAGTTGGCTTTCAGATCAGCCAGTGCGGCGGCTGACGGGATCGACAGGTTCTGACTGGCCGCTGCGCCCGCTACGTTGCGGTAGAGGGTTGCGTAGGCATTGTTCGGACCACCCTGCACGAGGAATGGCGCACCCTCTGTGGTGACTGCGGCAAGCGCCGTGGTGGTGTCGGGGTAGATCGCCCCTGCGGCTGCGGCCTGCGCCGCTCCGGCGAAGTCAGCCGAACGGTTGGCCTGCGTCTGCGAGTTGGTTGCGGCGATGTTTGCGGTGTTCGCTGACGTGGCCGAACTGGTGGCGGCAAGCTGTGCGGCATCGCGTGCGTTGACGACTTCCGGGGTGACCGTGCCAACGGGTCCAACCGGACCCTGCGGACCCGGAACCGTCGAAGGCGATCCCTGCGCACCGGTCGCGCCGGTCGCGCCGGTCTGCCCCACCGCAATCTTGACCCAACGCCCCGGCTGACCATCGGAAGACGCAATGACTGTCCGACTATCGTCGGCTGCGGTCGAGGTAGCGTTCCAGACAAGCAGTCCACCGAAGCCGTCGCCGGGAGAAAGATCACCCGCGACAATCGCGGAATAACCGTCTTGAATCTGCTTGGTCGATACAGTGCGAAGTTCAGCAATGGTATCAGCGACAACGAGGATATTGCCGTATTTGGGGTTGTTGATCGTAAGAGCCATGAATGTATTTATTCACAGCGATGTTCCGCGAGGACGCCGCGTGGATGGCGACTTCTGACCTGTTCCCAAAATTGGAAAGGTTAAATTTTGAAAAGACTATGGGGGTGGGTGGTAGTAGTTTTCTCCGAGCCCGGTCATGCAAGAGGCCCCACCGGGGGGCGGGGGTCCAGAAACGGTCCCCTCACAGCCCCTGTGAGCGTCGTCAGCCCTGCCCTGACCTTCGCGCCGACCGCCATGGGATCGCTGCTGTGCGGGCTCGTGGACCGTGCTGTTGGCCCTCTGCGCTACCCTTCCTTAGTCACCCGATAGACCGACTGTCGCGTGATCCCCATCGCCTTCGCTATTGCGGCTGGCCCGTGCCCCGAAGCCCTCATATCCCGGACCTTCGCCACATCGATTGAAGGCTGACGCCCCTTGTAGACCGTCCCCTTTGCCTTCGCGGCGGCGATCCCTTCAAGCTGACGCTCCTTCCTGATCGCGGTCTCGAACTCTGCGACCGCCGCCAAGATGGTCAGTGTAAGCTTGCCGCTGATCGTCGTCGTATCGACGCCCGCCTGTTCGGCGCATCGGAACCCGACACCCTTGTCAGCAAGCGTCTGTATGATCGTCAGCAAGTCCTGCGCTGACCGTGCGAGACGATCCAAGCGCGTGCAGATCAGCGTGTCGCCCTCCCGAACGAAGTCGATAGCCGCGTGAAGCTGGTCCCGGTTGATCGCGGTCGTCCCGCTCTTGCGCTCTGCGAACACCTTTTCCGCACCCGCTGCGGTCAGCGCGTCCGTCTGTATCGTGTTATCCTGATCGGTAGTCGATACTCGTGCGTAGCCGACAATCATGCGCCACCTGTCACTTATGGTTCTTTAAGATCAGGCTTACAGGTGTAATATTGACGAAAGCAACCCTAATGTGACGCCATGGTGGGAGTAACCGGTCTAAAACTGACGTAACGTTGCGGTCTACCCATAAGTGGCGGGACCGTGTTCGAGGCTGTCAGCGACTGCGCAACATTCGAATCAGAGTTAATTCCATTGTGTCGCGAAGGTCAGAAAGAGGTGGAAAAGACTCGGAAAACAGGGAGTTGAAAGTTTTTGGACAGTTGGCTTTACATTTTGCAGATTCGCTCCCCACCGTGCTGCTCGACAATCATCGCAACCAGTAGCGCGACCGTCTCCTTCATCTCTGTCAGTTCGGCTGTCAGATGATCGATCAGCGTCAGCAACGTGCGCTGATCGGCGACGATGCCGTTATGACGCTCTGCGAGATCACCAGCTTGGATAATCGCTGTGGTGGCTTGGCTGCTGGCGTAGATCGACCACTGTCGGTCAGTGAAGCTTGGGAAGTCTGGTTCGTCCATCGAGTATTTAAGCCGGTGACAACGATTAGCGCCTCTTGCCTCCCCGACTCCGAACGCAGACAGTCGCCGCCATTGCAGGGGGATTTTCGTGGAATTAGCGCAGTGGCTGGGAACGGTTGGCGTCAGCGCAGTGACAACGGGTGCTCTGATGTGGGCCGGTGCCAAGGTGGTTGCGAGCAAGTGGCTGGACGCGCGCTTCACTACCCGACTTGCGGCGCTCAAACTGGAAGGTGACAAACAGCTTGAGGCGGCAAAGCAGGAAGGCCAAAGGCAACTCGAAGCTACGAAGCACGAATATGTCAGCTATATCGAGCGAGTAAAATTTGAGCGATCTAATCTGCTTGACCGTTCAGTGAAGCTGAATCAGCGCGAGTTTGAAATCATTCCAGCGATCTGGAATGCGGTGACGGAAGCCCATTACTCTTTGCTTCGCCTCATATCTCGCTGGCAGGAGCCTACGAACCTCCATTACATCGGCGATGCACAGTTCGAGTCATTCTTGACCGAGTCAGGACTTCGCGATTGGGAGAAGGACGAACTACGTGGCAAATCGGGTAAGCGCGGTCTGAGGGCCGCCTTGTAG